AGGAGGAACTTGCCGGGGCGCTTCGGGTCGGGGAGGTACCACCGTCCATCGGGTGCCAGGAGGGCGCCCTCTGCGGGCGGGGCGGCGCGCCCCGGGGCCGCGGGAGTAGCCGGTGACGCCGCGGCCGGGCCGCCGGCGCGCGCTCGCGCCCGCTCCATGCCGGCCGCGACGATGCCGCGCAGCTCATGCAGGGCCGCAAGGTACTCGCCGTCGCTCTGCGATCGATCGAGGCGGGCGATCGCAGCTTCGGCCTTCTTGCCCTCGATCTCGGTGATGGCGCCGCCGCCCTTCAGGCTCTCGAATGCCTCCAGGAAGGTGCGGCCTTGCAGCTGATCGGCCCGCGCCGCAAAGTCCTTCGCGCTCGTGCCCGGGATATAGTTGCGCGGATCAGCCCACCGGCTGGCGCCGGTCGCCGTCGTGCGGCCGGGATGATTGATCATGGCGTCGATCAGGCCGGTCGTCTGCTCGGCCTTGGCGATCGTGCCGGGCAGCGCGACTTGCGCTTGGCCCAGTGCCTTGCCTCGCTCCTCGGCCGCTTCCTTCCCCTCGATGTTCTTCGGGACCTGCCCGATCACCTGCCGGGTGAGCGGGTCCATCAACACGAAGTGCGTGCCGGCATCCATGCGGATCGGCTCCTTGCCCGACAGCGTGACGCCGTCCGGGAGCTTCGTCCTGATCGCCTCGCCGGACTTCCCCGGCTGCATCATCACCGGGTTGCCCTGCTCGTCGCGGCCCCACACCGGCTGAAGCCCGTACTCCCCGGCGCCGGCGCGCTTGCGCTGCATCCAGTCGGCAAACGTTCCCTGGAACCCTTGTCCACGCACATACTCGTATTCGCGCACATCTTCGGTCGGACGGTTGAGCTGCTGCCGCTGGAGGTCCAGCGACTGGCGGCGATGCTCCGCGAGCGCGGCGGCGTCGGCGCGCCGCTGGTCGAAGTCCCGAGCGTCGCGCCGCGTGTCCTCGGCGAAGGCGCGGTCCGTGTTGGCCTGCCGCTGCGCGTCCTGGCGATTGCGCGTGATCGTTCCGGCAATGTCGCCGAGCGCGCCGGCGAAGTCGACCTTCGGCGTGTCGTAGGTCGGCTGGTACTGCGACAGCCGGTAGAGAGCGCTGTAGTCGACCATGGATCAGCCCCAGATGCTCGCGGCGATCTTCCCGGCGCCGAGGATCGTGTTCCACATGTTGCCGCTGGCGTTGTAATCGGCCATCGCGGCGTCGGCGTTGGCGTTTCCAATCCCCTGCTGCGTCTGAAACCCGATGCCGCCCTTGAGCGCGCCGGCGTCGTACGACTTGTCGCCCACCTTGGTGACCAGGCCGGCGCGCGCGCCGGCGACGGCCGCGTCCTGACCGACGAAGGGAGCGAGCCGCGAGACGTAGTCGCCATACGCCTGGTTCGCGTAGGTCGTGGCGAGCTTGGTCGTGTCGGCAACCGTGTTGCCGCTGCCCAGCATTCCGCGCGCCGCGGCGCGACGGTCGAGCTGGTCGAGCGAGAGGTCAAGCCCCTCCTGATAGCCGGGCGTCGCGGTGAAGATGGATCGGGCGCGGGCCAGCCCATCGGCGCCGTTCACGCCCGTCGCGTCGTCATAGGCCCCGGTGCGGGCGCCGGCCGCGGTGGCGAGCGGTGCAAAATAGTCGCCGGCCTGCTTGTAGTAGTCCTTGAGCTGGCCGAGCCCGGTATCGATCGAGGCATTCGCCTCGCGCTGCCCGGCCTGAAGACCCGCAATGCGCGCCTGCGCAGCCTCCTTCTGAGCGTCGCCGGAGAACCAGTCGAAGAGGCCCATGTCAATTGCTCCCGGGCGTCCACAGCCCCGTGGTGGCGTTCCAGATCAGGACTTGGCCGTTGGTGGGTGCCGCGGCCGCAACGTTGCGGAGGTCGCCGAGCAGCAGGCGATCGCGGTCCTTCAGATACTCGTACCAGGCTGGATCAATCGTGCCGTCCGGCCGCACAAACCGGACGGAGGGATCGGGGATCGGTCTGCGCGCCATGTCATCGCCTCGCTTCGGCCGCCATGTCGCCGCCGTAGAGGGCGGTCTGAACCGGGTCGGCCACCTGGAGTCGCCAGCGCCGCCCCTTGGTGGATGTGATGCCGGTGCGGCGCACCGTGACCGGCTCTGTGACCGCCTGACGTCCGAGCGAGCGGCGCAGCGGCGCCGACCACGACAGCCCGCCGTCGTCGCTCCACGCGATCTCGACGGTCGGATCGGTCTCGATCGGATCGAGCCCCGCCGCGATGCCGACGCCCGTCGTCATGTCGAAGTCGGCGCGCGCGACCCGGACCCGGCCCGGAAACGCGGTCACAGGCCCAGACTCCAGCAGCATCGGGAACGGATTGCCCGCCTCGGTGCAGACATCCGGGTCGATGGCGAGGATGTTGCCGCTCTGCGTGTCTCCGACCAGCCACCGGCCGAAGGCGTTGTGGCTGGTGGTGATGCGGCTGCGGCTGCCGAGATGGCTGCGTCGCTCGTGCCAGGTCTCGGAGTTGGTGTTGAATACCCACGTCCAGGCCGGCGAGGAGATCTGCCAGAACCCGTGTCCGTCGGCGACATAGACGCACGCCTCCAGTGTGTCCTTGTCGGGCACGTCCTCGATCAGCGCATCCAGATCCGGCGGGCTCACCTTGACTGGTGTGTAGCCGTCGAGCCGGTAGACCGCGAGGTCGTCACCGACGAACAGGAGCGCCCGAGTGAACCCATCCTCGTGGCCGGCCACCGCGTAGCGGCCAGCGAGGCCGCGCGGGATCACCACGTCGCGGGCGAGCGGGAAAGGCGACGTGCCGGCGTTGGTCCACGTTTCGATGGTTCGCGCACCGAACGCGAGCAGTCGCGACCCCCACGGGATGACGCGCAGAAGACCGTCCGGATTGGCCTCGGCGCGCGCGAACGATAGGGCGCTCACCGCCGTGCTGTTCAGGTCCGTCGCGTAGATCAGACCTGCCCCGGTCGAGAAGATGCCATAGCCGTCGAATGCACAGCCAGAATTGACGGCCGGAAGGTCGACGTCCGGATAGGCCGACACCGTCGTCGGCGTGAAAATGAACGCTCCCTCGTTCGGATCGACCACGAACTGATCTGGCGTCGGCGTCTTGTTGTTGCGAAAGAAAAAGACCCTCGCTGCGCCGTTGAGCGCGCCGATGTCGGCCGCCGCGCCGCCCGCGGCGGTGTGCTTCACCAGCCGGCCGTTCCAGGCGCTGTAGAGAATGCCGTTGATCTCGTGCATCCCGCGGCAGCCGGTCCGCGCGGTGGAGCCGAACAGCGTGAGCCCCGGCGCGCGCCGCCAGCGTGCAACCGATCGCGCGCCCCTGCCCAGCGGTTCGGCGAACGTGTTGATCAGCCGTCCGGCCGAGTCCTGCGGATTTGCGCCCGGCGAGGTCGACAGCGGGAACGGGATGGCGGTCATGCTATCTGCCTCGCACCAAATCACGCGCCCATTCCGGAATGGCCGATCCCTTGCTGGCGCGCGCCAACAGAGCTTCCAGCTCTTGCGTCCCCGGCCCGTCCTGACGGTAGCGCTCTCCGCCTGCGCGGAGATCGGCAATCACCCGCTCGATCTCCGGCGGAGAATAGTCGGTGATCTGCTTGGACACCGGCACGTCCGCGGTTTGCCATGGGGCCGACTTCGCCCGCTCAGCGCTCGACATCAGCGCCCAATCGCCAGCGTTCCGGGCCTCGACCTCGTGACGCAGGCGATGATACGCCTCGCGTGCCGCGTCGTACCTCAGCTTGTTCGGTGTGGCCCCCCAGTCCGGGTAGCCGGCATCAATGGCGCGGCGCGCCTCATCGATAGGGCCGGCCCCACCGCGAGGCAGAGTTCCTTCGATGTCCTGGATTGCGTGCTGGATCTCGTGAGCGCCTGCGTTCCGCAGCGCGTCCACATCGGGCGCGGTCACCCGGATTTTCGGCGGGTCACCTTGCCAGTATCGCCCCTCCAGAGGCCCGACACGGACCTCGGTGGGCATCGATCCAAGCGCCGGATAGGCCGCCACCGCATCTGGATGCACGATGCCTCCGTGCGGCGTCACCGTCATCGCCTCGTCGGGGATGTAGAACTTCCACCGCCCGTCCGCCGGGTCGGTGAACCATCCGGTTTCGCGCCAGATTGCCTTGCGGCTCTCGCCGGCTGCCGTCATCGCTTCGGCGCGGGCGAGGGCGGCGTGATCTGCCGTCTGGGCGAGCCGCCCACCGAAGACGCCGGCCGCTCCGCGGACGGCCGTGGCCGGGGCGCCGCTCATCAAGGTGCCAGCCAAGTCAACGGCGCGCTCGTAATAGCGCGGGTCCTGCGGCGTCACCCGGCCGGCGTAGACGTCGCCCGGCAGAGTCACGGCATCGTAGGCCGAGCGCGCGAGACGCGCCGGCCAGGTCTCTGCCAGCTTCTCGGCCAGGCTCCGCCGCGGCGGCGGATCGAGGCTGTCGGCGACGCCGTCGCGGCCGGCCGCGGCCTGCGCAATCTGCACCAGGCGCTCATAGGAGACGTCGGCCATCTGGCTGTCTCAGAAGTGCTCGGCCTGCATCGGCTGATAGGTCGGCCGCGTGGCGGTGATCCGGCGCAGCCGGGTTTCCAATGCGGCTTCGACTTCGGGGCTGTACTGCGCCCCGAAGTCGGGGGCCGCGACGTTGGCGAGCCACGAGGCGAGCGGCAGGAAGACGCCGGGCTCGATCTCGCCGCCGTCGGGACCGGGCTCGCCCGGAGCGTCGATATAGACGATCTCGCGCGTCGACAACTCGTCGCACACCGCGTCGACGAGCTGGTCAACGGCCGAGACGTCCTCGGCACTCGGCGTCTGCCCGGCGGCGATGACGCCGAGTTCCGAGAGGGCGCGGTCGATCAGATCGCGCCGGGTGCGGGTCGTGGTCACGCCGAACCGCCACCGACGAACGCTTCCTTCTCGTCGCCGGTGAGGGCGTTGAAGGCCTCGGCGTCAGCCTTGGTCAGGCTGCTGGAGATCTCGACAGCACCGCGCATGATCGACCAGGACCCGCGACCGCGATGCACGGCGGCGAGCTTCTCGCCATCCGCCGAGGGCGGATCGTGCGGATCGTCCGGCTCGACCAGGAAGAACGGATTGCCCGCCGCCTTGCGGGCGAAGTAGGGGTTGCTCGTCTCGACCGGGACGCCGGCCGGGAACTCGACGCCGTTCCAGACCGTCACGCCCGGGCCGTCGGGCTCGCCGAGCCAGGTGATCTTCGCCATGTGGCTTCTCCGATGTCAGGTTGGGAGGGCCGAAGCCCTCCCGCCGATGGCTATGCGTCAGGCGTCGGCCGCAGCGGACACGAAGATCGTGAACACGCCCCACTGCTTCAGGTTCGCGGTCGCGTTCTTCTTGAACATCTTGGCGATCCCGTATGCCATCTCGACGCCGGTGCCGGTGATGAAACCGTAGTCGTCGTCCTTGCGGAAGGTCGGCTTCGCCATCTGCCCCCACGCGAACGCGACTGCCGATTGACCGCACAGGAAGACGGGTTCGACGCGACTCCCGGTGGCACCCGCGGTGGTGAGAGAGGTCCACACGTTCGTGACGTGGGTGCTGATCTCCGGCACCTCGCGGATGATCACGCCGTCGTCGATCAGGTCGCCGTCCTGGAAGATCGGGTTGTCCTCCATGCCCTCCGCGTCGCGCGGCCGCGCATCCTTGTTGATGGTCTCCAGGTCGGCCTTGATGTCGCGGAAGGCATTCGAGCCGGCGAAGCACACGAAGTACTCGCGACCCTTGCCGTCGTTCACACGGAACGGCTGGATCTTCGGGTCGGCGAGCAGGGCGCGGCGCTTCGCGAGGCGGAGCACGGTGCGGCTGAACTTGTCGTCGACGCCGTCGACGTTGGCCAGCGCCGTGGCGTGGGTGGCATTGTAGTTCGACACCAGCTTGCCGTAGAGCACCCGGTCTGCATTGTCCGCGTTCCAGGTGTTGCGCTGGCCGGCGGTCGCCGCCTCGTAGAGGATTCCGTTGACCCGCTGGCCGTTCGTCGAACCGAGGCTCGCCGGAGCGGCCTCGGACGGCAGCGCCATCAGCGCCTTGATGATCTCGTCGCGCTGCAACTCGAGGCCCCAGTCGGAGAGCAGGTCCTTGGCCTCGCCGAATACATCGGCCGAGTCCTTCTGCTGGTTCGCCTTGTTGGTCAGCACCGCGTTGCGGGCCCAGTCGATCCAGGCCCGCATGCCGTAGTTGTCGATCGCCTCTTCATTGCCGGCCAGCGTGCCGGTACCGATGGCGGTGCCCTTCAGCCTGGTCACGAGCGGGATGTTCATTTGCTCGCCGCCGGCCTTCAACTCGTTGCGGAGGCGGATGATCGAGGTCAGGGCCGTGCCCATGTAGGGGCTGAACCTGTTCTGGCGGACATACTCGCGATTGATCTGCTGGGTGTACTTCACCAGCTTGTTGTTGCTGTCGGGGGAGGTGACGGCCATGGTCTATGGTCCTCGTAACGGATGAGGCCGGCCCGCAGGTCTAGCGGCGGACGGCGTGACGGAACAGTCCCGCGTCGCTCATGTCGTCACCGCCGTCGGAAGCCGCGGGCGCGGCGGACGGGGTGCGGCTGAGCGACGGGGGCAGGTTGACGACGGGGGCAGGGCGCCCGGGGGTGGACGCCTGTTGGGCGCGCAGCTTCTCGCCGACGCGCTTCAGGAACTCGGGATCGGACAGAAGCTCTTCTTCTCGCTTCTTCAGGTA